CTGTTTCGCTCCATACGCCTCTCTTCGTACATTGATATATAGGACCCGGTATGGTGTCACCCACAACAGCCCAATCACCCACAACAGGAGATGGAACAGCCGCTTTCAGTGATTCAAGAGTAGGGAACAACCCCTTGTTGCGGATACTGTTCTGCTTGACCTTCTCCACTTCGGTGGAAGTCTTGCTAAAGTTATTGTTAAGACGGTCTGCCGTTTCGCTCCAAGTTCCCGTTTTGTTAATAGTATTCAGTTCCATATCACTTCATTTTATTAGGCAATTGGTTTTGATCCCATACAATCTCAGATCCCTTAACCATAATTATGCGTCCTCCCATTATCTGGGTCTGATATATATAACCGTCACTTCCTTTTTGCTCGACAACCATACTGTCCGGGCGGAAATACAAAACATCACTATTGGAAGGGTCATTCATAAAAATACGGGGAACCATACCGTTCAATCCATATTGAAGAGATATGTCCAAAAGCGAATTACCATCATCATCATGAATATCAATTGACGGTCTTCCATATTCATCTTCAGGAAATATGGTTATCTCATAACCTGACGGTGAGGAAACCTTCACTTTCCCGACAAATTCAGGATTTCCATCTGCATCCCATTTGATGTTCCCATTGGCAAGCTGCCCGGAACCATCCTCATTCAACAGTATCTTGCCATTGGCTATTTCAACTTTTCCCCGGAAATATCCGCCCAAAGCATAGATATATCCTCTCAAGAATACATCACCGCCATGAGTGGCAACGAAGTTTGCCATGTTCGCCCATTCCGCATCCGTAGGCTGGTAATTAGGATCATTACGGAACCTCATCACGGTAAGAATCGCCTGTTCAAGTTTTCCTCCTGCCCAAAATGCCACATCATCATCATCATTGTATATGCCGCTAACTCCGGCTGTGACCTTCTGTAACTTGCCGTTCTTGTAATTACCCAGTTGGATCATATTGGCCAATATCAAACCGCCAAGGATGTCCACAGATCCATCCTTGATCGCACTGGCGATATAATTGATTGACTGGAAACCGGCTGTTGCCTTGTCATTGTCAAGAATTGAAGGCTTCCAGTCAGTAGCGATGGTTCCACGCTCTAACTGAAGGTCACAAACGGTTGCGGTACCACTGATAAGAAATATACCACTGCCATTGAAGGTGATCTTATGGGTATATCTCTGATAAGAGGATGTGAGAGGTTGAGAAACACTGAAAGAACCGCACGAAACAGACACAGACGTACCCTTTGCTTTATAACTGATAACATAACTTTCTCCTTTAATCAATGATACGGACTGGGACAAACTACCGATTGCGGCAGAGTACCCGGAGCCGGCATCACTGTCCGCAGATACGGTAGCCACTCCCGTCCAATATTCCAGTTGCTTGCTAAAAAGTTCGGTATCCGCCGATAGCTCGGTAGCGGCAGACAGGTCCTCTGTTTCATAATCTCCCGTAAATCCAGAATTGCGCAACAGATTGACACTACCAACGGCGGCATTGTCTATCGCATCCTTAGCCTCTTGGGCCAGATCAGCCGCCGCCTGTATCTCATCCGGAAGACCTTCCATATTACGCCATCCGGTGGAGCCTTTTTCGATGTGGAACATACCCTTGATATCAACACCTTTATCCTGAGTGTATTCCATGTAAGTGGTCCGGTCCTTGTCGCCAATATATGTATCTCCGTACACCTTCATCCGGGCCTTGCCGGTAGATTTGTCAAAATCAAAAGAAATGACATCTTTCCCGGTCAAGGTAAAATCATTAATACCCTGATACATGATGATGGACGGAGAAACTTCGTTCACCGAAGAGAGAATTATCGCCGCCTGTCGGGTGATATCGGTCTTATGACCTAATCCCACGATATCATCACCTGCCACCGGAACATCGTTCTCGACATTAGGATCACACACGGTCTTGGACAGGTCTATATAATTCTCACCTACTGCTGTGACCAACCGCCAGTAATAGCGGTTGCCGACATGATGCGAAATGCCTGTCTTGATATTGCACTCCTGTGCGATGGCGAGAGATCCCGGAGTAAACTGGTTCTCTATCTCAATTCCGTCTTCCTCTTCCTTGAAATAACAACGGTAGACATCATCCAACTCATCCACACGGTTGCATTTCATGCCTGCATGGGAAATCACCTGCTCGCCACCTACATACGTCTTCTTCTTTACTTCAAGCTCGTCAAAAACGGCTTTGACCTTGACATACAGATAATCAACAACAGCCTGTGACATACCGTTCTCAAGTACAGTAATTCCACTACCGTTCTTACCTATCAAAAGACCTTTCAAGAAAGTGATCAGACCGTTGGAGGTGTCGCTATTTATCTTTGAGATAAAATAACGGGATATTCTGCCAAGAATATCTGACACGTTGAGAGAGGCACCCATCCTCTCACCTATGATATCCCCGGCTATCTCTGTAATCGTACTTCTCAAAGCGGAAACATTGGCGGACAACTTATCTGTTAGCTCCACGGATATATCATACAGGCAATTTTTATCCGCCTTACAAGTAAATGAGTTCACATACATGAAGTATTCCTTATCATTATACTTTATGTATATACGCGAGTTCTCATTCAACAGACCAGCTAACATACTGTTTTCTGCAAGGAAGACACGTGAGAAACTTACGGAAAAAGAGAACTTCTCATCGTTGTTTTCAGACATATACTTTATCAACGCCTCATCTAATCTCTTCTCGGCGGCAAGCACAAGAGATTTCGGCATTTTAATACCTGTAATCACAAACTTATCCCCAACAGAAGGTTTATAGTTATTTGTGGCATTAGGCATAACAACCCCGAAAGTTGTATTGTCCTTTTTTACAGCAATCCAAACCTCATTTGTAGAAGTGTTTTGTTGGCTTTCTACATATTGGGATGTTTGTGAAGTAACCTTCTGTTCAAAATCTCCTGCCGGCAAGTTCCCGGAAGAATCCACCAATACAGGATTGAATGCCCTTCCCGGTTCATTGTCCTTATAGGTAACTCCTATTTCAAACTCGCAAGCGGCACAATTACCCGTAGTCATATTGATTACAGCCGTACCACCTTCCAAACCTTGTTCGAACAGGTTAAAACCGTAATCCCCATTATATATATGTAATTTTATGTAGAAATAAGAATGTACATACTCATCCGTGCCATTGAATATATTATTCCCTTCTCCTGTTCCTAGTTCGTCACTATCGTTATCATCAAAAGCAATATCCGCAATCTCACCAAATAACTGTCCCGAAGCGTTTGTTACATTTTCTATGGTAGGCTTTATATCGCTAAAATCTACCTTTATCTCTTTTACTTTCTTAGAAGAATATGTATTTTTGAAAAAATAGTAATCATTTGTACCGGGTATTTTATACGTATCGTTAAGTGCATTGTAGAATCTTTCCGCTCCATTTGTTTGTCTATAAATGGAAGGCATAAGGTTTTGCGTGCGTTCTATAGTACCTTTTTCATCATCATTCGGATAGTAGAAAGGGATGTTGTCAGAACTACCAACACCAGTAACGCGATTAACGATCTTATAATTGGCGTTTGTCTTTTTAATTGATACAAGCCCTTTCTTGTACTCGAAGGGAGTAGAAATCACATTCTCTGTATATCCTATGTGACAAACCTTACCTACAAAGTAATAAGGAAGTTCGTATATGGTATATATGGACTGTAACGCTTCTGCAAGGTACACACTGTCAAGAGAAACAAGTTTGCTTTCAGAAGTAATATCTTCATCAATCACTACCGAATATCCGATACCCGATTTTGTCATTGAAGCGTTAAGGCGACCAACAAACTCGTTTATATCCCCCATGAACTTGACGGAAGTGGAATTGGAGTGATACGTGTCTTCTCCGGCTGTCACCACGTCCATGAAATATACGTTCTCCAGCACGATACGTTCTGAAACGAATTGAAGCTCATGCTTGTACATGATACTCTTGTTGTCCTTTGAGGATGTAGGCACTTGGTCAATATAATATTTTTCCCCCCTAAACTCAACAAATTCTTCTCCTGTCCATAGTTCGTCTAAGCATGAAGGATAGTTCAGTGTAGCGGTCAGTGTGGGAGTTCCTGCCATACGTTGTGCCGTATAGGTGTACTCACCTAATTTTGCAGGTATATCAGCATTCGGAAATTTTACTTTACTTCCTTGCGTATCAAGCTTTAAAATGTACAGACTTTCCTTTTCCATTTATTCTTTTACCACATCAATTTGTTCCGTAACTCCTTTGTCCTTTTTTTTGCTGTTTCTCCAACAGCTTTTGAGCCTCTTCCTTCTCCTTTGCTATACGTTGTTCTTCATCGGGAACGGATTCGGTGTTTTTCTCAATGGCTGTTTTTGTGGAAAGAATGCCGGCTTGCTTCATTGAGATAAGTATGTTGTTATATTCCGTTGCGCTAAATGGTTGCCAAATCTTGAACTTACAGCTAACACGAAGCTTGGCAAATTCAGTAACGGCATTTACGTTCTCGCCTTTTTTCACCAATTCTTTGGCCAATCCCTCCTTGAACAGGCGCATCATCTTGTCTGCAAAATTCTGCCATTCAATCACACCTTGCTGAGCGTTTTTCAAGTCCAAGTCACGGGTCAATGTGATAGCCAACCCGCTAATATCGCCACTTGACTTTACATCTTTCGGCAAAAGGAAAGTGCAGGAGGTATTTATCTGTATCTTCTCAAACAAATCTTGTAGACTATCAAGCATCCCTTGCGGACTTGGAGGCGCTTTGAACTCCGCACTTCCGTTTCCATCCATTGACTTGTCCTGCAAAATGATACTCCCGGCAAGTTTCTTTGTCGTTTCTGACAAATTGCCTTTGATATACAGAATACCCCAGCCGTTCCGTTTCTGAATGACAAAGAAAATGTTGTAGATAATCTCGTAAATCTCGATAAGGCTCTGACCGTTGTTCCACGCCACATTACCGCGTTTGGTACACAATGGTATCTCGCTGAAACCGTGCAATATAGGACGTTCTCTTACAAAACCGTCATCGCCTGCTTCTTCACCGTCTATCGGTGTGTGCATACGGTACATGTAGGTATCATCGTAACTGTCAATGTATTCCACACCGCCCGCATCGGCATAATAGACACTTTCAAGAAGCCTGTCACCGTTGTTGTCATTGTGTGATATGATTACGTAACCATCTTCATAACTTATCAGGCGGCACTTGATACGTCCTTTATAGTCATAATAGAACAGAAGTCCGGCATCGCCTGTGGCAAGCTGCGAACGGACTGCCTTTGTACGCCATCCATCCATATTCCTGTCTACCCAATACTCCTTGATTGTGGAATAGTTGGCTTTATCTTTCTCGGAAGGAGTGCCACCTCTCAAAGACAATGTACAGGGATTTCCGCAAAGGTAGATTACGTGGCTCGCCAGTATCTGTTCTTGGAAAGCTAATGCCGTGCGCTGGAACTTGATTTCCTGATATCCCCCATCTTCTAACTTCACGCAAATGCTCGGCAAGTTTTGATCAAATAATACATCATGGCTCATCGGGTCAAGTTCTTTCAGAAACTTTTCCTGCGAAACGATATTCTTTTTTACATTCGGAAGCCTTGCCGTGCGTGTATCGGTAATGGCTGCGGACTGACCGTCGGAATAGTCGTTTGTAGAGCAAGTGTCACTTCCTCTGAAAAACGGTTTCTTCTGCAACAAGGCATTTACGTTCCGCAATAGATATGTTTTTTTCTCTTCCCGTGTCATTTTTCCGCATCAATTAGGTTGTAATACTTCATGCAGGCTTCCTTGCTCGGCATTGCAGAACACTCTCTCGAAGTCCATTTGCAGATAATGTCGTGCTTCTGCGGAACAACGATTATTCGCTTCTGCCCCTCTTCCTCTTCAATATTGAATTTATCGTTCAGCTTCACGCGTGCATCCAACACGACCTTACTTGCTTTGATAAAAGTGTCTGAATCTCCACTTGTTTTCGCATCGTCAGCAATCTGTTTCATCTCCGATATTTCTTTCAGCAACGCTTCTCGGTTCTCATCTTTAGATATGGTAGTGATAGCACCGATGCCGAAAGGTTTCAGCTTCTCGGCAAGCATGGATAACACCTTGTTTGAAGGCTTTTCATCTTTTTGGTAAGCAACCTTTGCAGCAAGAGCCTTATCTACGAAAGAATCACACATTATCAAATAGGCAACATCTCTTACCTTTGCTTCAATTCCTTCTGTTTTAAGGGAATTGATAATATCCTTTATGTCGTTATAGCTTATCATGTCCTAATACCATAAATGTTCATCGTAAATACTTCCTTCTGTCTGTGCATGAAACGCTTGTTTGGTTTCTTCTTCGTGATTGTAATACCCTGCTTGAATCTCATTTCCGTATTCGATGTTAGCGCACGGAAACATTCTCATAGCGCATGGGTCTAACAAGTCCATCGACCTGCCTTTCCCCAACATCTGATTCATTTTCTTCTTGTTCCAAAGCCGTTTCTTTCCGCTCTGCATATCGTCAAATCGCACAACAGAACATTCTTCCATAAACTCGTTCTCAACCGTCACTTTGTATTTCAGGTTCTGGTGAGTGTAAGTCTGAACGGCAAGTTTATCGTCAAATGTCAAGTTACCTTCCTCTATCATCTTGCATAATCTGATATAGCACATATCCTTGACTGTCATTGCGGTAAGTTGGTAAAGCCCGAAAGGTTTATTTAGTGAGATATAAGGTACTGCATCGGGAATGTAATCATTGAAATACCGTCCGGCAGTCGCGTCAAAAATGATATGGCTTTCGGCTGTTCCATGCTCAAATGCAAATGTCTTCACTGCCATAGCGTTTTCTCTCGGAGTGGACTTGCTAAGAATGAGAATGTCGTATGCGTGAAATCCATCCCATGCAAGTGCAACAAGGTTGTCTGTACCATAATCCGCCAAATCCACGGTAATCCATTTGTCACCGTTTACGGCAGGGTTGTTGTTGAACACGCCTTGTGCGGAAGTGGAAGGGATAGGTATCTTTTCGTCAGAATCTGGGTCTGCATTATAGTTTACACCGATAAGCCCAGCAGCAGAGCGTGTACCAGAAGCGGCAACTGAACCAACGTACCCTGCATTGCCTTCCATTAGAGCTTCATTTTCATCAACTGTGCCCTCGTATAAGGTAAACGATTTAATAAAGTCTTGATATTTTGCTTTACCTTTCAAGTCTTTAATCAAACTGTCTATCTGTATCTTGCACTTAGCGTAAACTTCTTCTTTTGAATCCCCCCAAATCACATCATCAACGGTAGATCCAGCAACAAAAAAGAATCTGACTTTCCCTATTCTATCAGGGATACCCTTCCCGTCAACTCCAACATACCAATCTATGAATCTTCTCGTCCAATGGGTGCGTTTAGGATTGAATGTTGCACGGAATTTCCCCGTGAATGTTTTGCTTTTTCCACGATTACGGGATTGAATGTACGTAAATACCTCCCAAGGCATTTCGGTAAGCTCATCAATGGCAATCGCATCGTACTGCCATCCTTTCGCGCGCTCCCTCATTCTATCTATATTCGTTGGGTCTATATAAGTCAAATCGCAGTACGCTCCACTTTGGAATGATATACGTGGCGTGTCTGCCTCTTTAACTTTTACATATTCCCCGAATATGTCCTTGAATGTATCAACAAATCCTCCTCCTGCTTTTTGGTTCCCAAGGCTTCTACGACTTATTAAACATCTAAAATCAGGGTCAAGCATTAACGGTTCAGCGAATCCAAGAACAAGAGAGTATGACTTCCCGTTTCCGACCCCGCCGGCACCGAAACATATATCTACGTTCGTTGAAGCAAAGTAGGTTTGGAAACCTGGGAAAGGCTTCTTCACTATCGCATTATGTACTTCTTGCTCTTTCATCAAAAGCAAAAATACCTCTTAATAATAAGGTAATATATACTTAAATCAATATCTATTTATCATAGTGATAAATACAGTGATTTTTTTATAGTTATACCTTTTTATTAAAGCATTACTTTCGCATATAATCATTATAAAACATATAGTGTATGAAGTTTACGAAAGAGCAATTTTCAGAAGCACTGAAAGTGAAACTCACCAACAACGGCAAGAAAAACTTAGCTATGAGTGAGAGAAGTTTCAACGGCAAAGTAGAAAGAATCTACAAGCGGTTGGAGAAAGCGAGTGATAAGGACGAGTTGGAACTGGATGATGTTGTTGCCGACTACTTGGATGACTTACAAGAGGACGATAACAACATACGAAATGACAACTCAAAATTTATAAAAGAGTGGGAAAAGAATCATCCGAACAAGGACGATAGAAGTGATAAAAAGGATGACAAAGGAGACGAAAGCAAACTGGATAAGTTGCTCAAAGAACTCCAAGATTTGAAATCAGAGCGTGAGGAAGAGAAAAAGGTAAAAGCTATCTCAGACAAACGCAATCAACTCAAATTAGCCTTAAAAGGGAAAGAAGTCAAGAACGAGGATTGGATTAACGACCAACTCGAATTGATTCACATTGATTCTGAAACAGATGTTGATGCTCTCACAGAAAGACTGGTCAAGAGCTACAATAAGTTTAATGCTAACACTCCACCCGACATCACTCCAGGCGGCACGGGAGGCGGTAAGGAAAAGACCGATGACTTTGCCGATGTGGTTGCTGTCGTAAAGAAGCAATCGCACAGAGAAGAAAAGTAATAATAATTTAAACCAAAAAGAAAATGTCAGATTTTTATCAGCAAATTCTATTGAACAGTGGCTACCTTCCCGGTAGAGCATTGGTTCAGGCTCGCGGAAGCATTGGTGGACACCGCTATGTATTCGTGAAGTTACAGATGAGCGGAAAGGACGCACTTGTATTTCCTACCAGTGGTGGAATTGTTAAAAACCCATTCAAAGGTAATGCAAGAGCTTTTGCCGGAACGCTCGCTGAATATATTCCCAGTAATGGTTCTAATGGAAGCGAAATACGTATCCTAAAATCGTATGCGGTTGCAAAAGCTACAACTGAATCTACAGACACGGATATTTACCTGAAAAGAGACGGATATTCTCTTATCCCATTCGTAGGAGATATCCTCATGGTAGCACCTTCTACATTGACAGAAAAAGGCACAGCGGTAACAATTACAGCCGTTGAAAAAGCGACTGACGGAACGGCTGGCGATGTTTGGAAAGTTACATTGAGCGCAACCCTCGGATCATTAACAACTTCATCTGTCCTTGTTGAAGCGAAAGAAACAGGCTCTGGTAAAGAAGCGATGGTTACTAATCCTAACTCATACCTTCCCTGCGACTTTGATTTTGTTTTTGACCCAGCTACATCCGAAGATGATTTCGATGGTGCAAGATACCTTATCACTCCTGCATTGGCATTAGGAGATGTATTCCTCTACGAAGACCGTATGCAACCTCTTTCGGCTGCATTAAAAGCTTTGAACAAGAGCAAGGTTAAGGGTTGGTTTAACATTTAAAATTGACGAGACTATGCCTAAATTTGATTTTAATAACAGCAGATATGCAAGATTTTTTTCTGACAAGACCAATCAACGTTTCTTGCAATCCTTTGTCAATACAGAAGGTCTGCTATACACTAATTATGGTTGGTACAAGACTCAAGGCGTAAAAGCTGGTGCTCCCACACCTACCGCCCCTAATGGCATCGCTACTTTTTCTGTGAAAGGACGTGACTTGAAAGCCGCTCCTTTGATGGATTTGCGTGCACCTCTTGGTGACAGTAATCAAATGGATAAGGACGGCCTGTACTGGTACACCGCATCCATTCCTGATTTTATCGCTCCCGGTTTCGTTGAAACAGCTATGGAACGTGAAGCAAAAGAACAACAGTTTGAGTTGTTTGGAAACGATGCCGATTTGGTAGCCGCTTGGGTACATACATTACAGTCCCAGCTTGATAGTGCGGACGCAACCATGAACTTCATGACTGCACAGTTAATGTCTAAAGGTAATATTGACTACCGCAATATCGCACGTGGTATTCAAATTCCGTTGCACAAAGCAGACATTCCGAATGAAAATTTCACTAAAGCAGGAACTAAGGTGTGGACTGACGCTGAATGCAAGATTCTGAGCCAAATGGCGGAAAAGGAGAAAAAATATCGTGAAAAATGGGGATATGAAGGTGCAATGGAATGGCAGGTTACACGCAAGATGTTTTACGAAGTAATGTTGCAAAATGCCGAAGTTAAGGAATTGATTGAAAGTTTCAAGAAAAATCCTTTAGCTTACATCGCAACAACCGCTACTGCGCCTACTACACGTGAGTTGTTCTTAGCAGCTTTCCGTGATTATCCCGGTGTATCTCCAATTGAAATTGTAGAAGAGCGTGAGCGTAATCTTACCAATACTGGAGACACATTCGTGCAAGGTTGGGATGATAAGATTGCAGTTCTCCGTCCTGCCGGATATGCTTGTGAGTTTGAATACACCAATAACTTAGACAAACAGATGTTTGACAAGTATGGTTCAAGCGTAATAACTAAAATTTTTGCTCAGGCTAATGATGGTCTCTGCACGATTGTGAATACAACGACAAACAACGGGCTGTATAAGGAATGGCATACGGATGTGATGATGTCGGCTTGTCCTGCACTGAAAACATTCCGCAATCACGTCATTGTAGACACAAGTCAGGCAGACGATTAATGTACAACACATTGCAACAGTAGCATTTATGGAAAAATCATTTGACCCGATAGCATACCTCAATGGGCTTACGAGATTTGTCTTTGAAGATGATGCGCTTGAAAATATCGCATACGAAAACGGTTTGATGTTTATTTCAGACCGTTCCGAAATAGACGAATACACTAAAGACCATTGCCTTATCGCACTATATGAGCTTGTCATTAACGGTCCGTGGTCTGTGGCTTCATCATCACTCCAGCATGGCAGTTATAGACAGGACGTAGGCAGTGAAACGGTAACGGCTCCCATAATCCAAAACTTGAAAGACCGTCTGAAAGCACTGTACAAAAAGTATGGTGAAGAAGAAGCGTTGGGAAGCATGGATTCGGGTAGTATGAGTTGGGTCAATGAAAATTCATTAGATGTATAGCTTATGCGTTTCAAAAGAAAAGCAATAGCAGAATATCCGTTTCATGGCATATTCTACACCGTGATAACGAAAAAGCCGGAGGACGGAGACCTTCTCGGTAACGGAGGATTGCTTGATGGTGATTTGCTAGGCGGTGAAGATACGGATGGTTCTTTCAATGCGAAAATAACTGAGAAAAACGAAGGGAATACGGAAACTTTGGAAGAAACCATCCTTCTTGAAACCGAATGCGATATACAGCAAGCCTCCAAGATGTTCAATGGCGGCACTATCATGGCAGACTATAACGTGTTTTTCCCATTAAAAAAAAGTAGCATTTCACCTGTAAAAATTGGAGATATGTTTAGATGTCCAAAGGAAAGTTACGGAATAGGCATTAACGGTCGTGTTATAGGAATGGAAATTAGCCAGCTTGGTGGCGTGAAAGTTAACATCAAAATGAGTGAAGTAGGTTAAGTATGGCAAAGACCAAGCAAAGTGCAATCACCCGTATTGTTGATTTACTCGCAAACGAGGGACAGAAGATAGTGGCCAAGGAACTGTCTAAAGTTTCCTATACCTACCGAAGCCTCAATTTGAGAGATAGTTACGGTTGGGGAGTATATGTTGACGGAAAGCTTGCCAGAAAGGGATATACTGCCAGTTCTCCCGGAATAAAGAAAAAATGGTATGGTGAGGAAATTACCGGTTATGAAGCAGTGGTTGAATACTTGGAATCCAAATATAAGCCACATCCGGGAATTGATTTGGTAGTTGTAGCCGCCATGCCTTACGGAGAAATACTACAAAATGCAGAAGGTAACGTGAAGAAGAAATATGAAGTGATAGCAGTGGCACGTAATGAAGTTAAGGCATTATCACGGAAATTCAAGAACGCGAAGTTCGGCATTATCAGTCACGGTAAACAAGACAATATATGAATGATTTATATAAAACTGGCAGCATGATAGAGAATTTTCTATCCATGTTACTTACAAAAGCAAAGATTTCATCAATAATCTCTTTTGATGAAACACCGCTGACAATAAGTAGTGACAGCACGGACATGATCGTTGTAGATGTTCTTAGCGTGAATGATTACGGAGGAGAGGCGAAATGTTCCGCCAACATATTCCTCTATGCGAAGTCCACGGACAGTTTGGGATCAAAGCCAGTAAAAAAACTGTTCGACATGGAAAAAACACTATTCTCGGCAATTGACCAATCCAACGACAAGCATTTCGTCATAACAAGCTGTGAACTGATAGGGAAAGAAAGTAAAAATTCCGGAAACTTCTATTGCAATGTGTACAATATCGGGATAACAATAAGATAAACAGATTATTAACAAGATAACACTTTAAAATTATGACAGTAAAGAACACAGGCGCAACAGCCAAAAAAGTTATCAAACCTTCTTATATCGTGGCAACTCTGTTCACTGGTACTGAAGAAGACGACGTGCCAAAGGGTGACTCTTACATTCTTGAAGATGTAGTTGAAGATACCACTTCAATCGCTCAAGACGATAATGATGTAAACGACATCGAGTGTGAAACTTCCGACAGTCCTATTCTTTCCATCGTGAAACTCGGCAAATACCAATTTACAGCTGAGGTCGCAGATACACAAAAAGATCTGCTAATCGCTCTCATGGGATTTACGGCTGGAACTACTGTCTCTACCAAATACTTTGCTCCTGCTCAATACAAGAAATTGTATGCAAAGATTGACGTAGTGTTTGAGGAAGGGGAAACGATGACAGCATTTGTGGTTCCAAAATTACAACTTAATTCCAAGCTAATGCTTGAATCATTAAACTCCAATATTGGACGTATCAGTCTTGCAGGAACAGCGTATGATGCAAATGTCGCCGATGGAGCAAAGACTATCAGAACTCCGTTTTATGTGGATTCCGCTTATATCCTACCATCGGCAGGATAACCCATAATAGATAAGAAGATTGTTTTACAGGGCGGTAGGCTGGATATGCCGCCGCCCTTCATGCTTATAATCATGGCAGTATATAGAGCAAAGAAAAAAGATACACAACCAAAGAAAGACGCTGTAACAGCTCATACTCCTGTATCCAATGAATCAATGGAGCGTTTGGCAAGGATAATGAACGACAGCCCAAGTATTATGAAACTCCACGGTACGGAGTGGTGTATCAAAGGATTAAAGCCCGGTGTTCAATGGCTTATAGCCGAACAAGCGTGCCGGATCGTCAAAGGAGAGAAACTGAGCATGGGAGATGTTATCAAGGAGTTTGCAGTAAATCTACCAGCAGTGGCACATGTAATAACGCTTGCACTTCTCAATGACAAGGACAGGATATTCTCTGATTATGAGAAAAAAGAACTTTCAGATGACTACCACAAAGTCTATGACCTTCTAATGTGGGGGGAATACGACATAAAGGATTGGGCTTTATTGCTCGGTGAAATCCTTAACCTCATAAGCACGGATTTTTTTTTCGAGAGTATCAATGTGATTCAGACCGTGAGGGAGATGACACTGGCGAGGAAGATGAAGAAAACGGAACAAAGCTGATAATATCCCGTACCGAATGGGGGCAGATGATTGATTTTCTGCGCTCCAACACTTGGTGCTCTCGTGAAGAATATTTATGGGAAATGACGGTCGGGCAAGTCCGGTTAAGCTCGTTTGATTTTTCCCATGTAGAATACGGAAATAAGGATAAGAAAAAGAAGAAGGTCAACAAGATAAGTTCGGTTGACGATTTGAAGAATTTGAATGATTTGGGTATGCCCATAATTAATAAAAAAGGATAACGATATGCCAGATAATGAAGCAGGAGCATTCCTCAACATAACACCCGATGTATTAAAGAAGTTGGACAGTTTCGATGAGAAGCTGGAGAAGATAGAGAAACATGCACATACGGCTGCGGATGCGTTGAAAAACGGGTTTGGCAGTGTGGTAGTAGATACTTCCAAATTGGAGAGCGCAATCGCTTCGTTAGCCAGCAAGATAAGTTCGATTGGGTCTAAAGGGAATCCGTTTGAGGGAGTAAGTAAAGGAGCTGGAGATACCGAAAAGAAAACCACATCCATGAACGAAAGCCTTTCACGTGCAGCAGATTTACTGAATCGGATAGGTGATAAAAAAATAGGGCAAGGTTCGTTTAGCGGATGGAATATAGCCGGACTGAAAGAAAGTATTTCTGACTTGAAAAAGTTTGTTGAGAATACACAGACTATTTCAAAACAACAGCAACAGACGGCCGTTAATGCCATGCGTTACATGAAAATGGAGCTTGACTACCAACGCCAAACTGACGAACAGAGAGTACAATCGGCAGAGAAAACCGCACAACGAAAAGAAGCAGCCGATAGGCGTGCGGCAGAGAAAACCGCACAACGAAAAGAAGCAGCCGATAGGCGTGCGGCAAAAGCAGCAGAACAATTAGCGAGACAGCAAGAAATAGCTCAACGTACTACGCCGCAAGGTGCATTGGACTATTCAAGAAACGCCAAATATTTGCGTGACCAAGTAACAGCCATAAACTACTTGAAGCAGGCTCGTTTGTCTTTAAACACTACAGATGCCAACTACAGGCAGACACTTGAACAGATAAACCAAGCCATCGCCAAGCACAACCAAGCCTTGCAGCAAGCAGGAGTACAATCGCAGCAACTGGCCACACGCCACCGGAACCTAATGGGTACGGCTGGGCGATTAAGCCGTCAGCTTGCCTTGGTGTTCTCCGTATCACAGATTGAAGGGTATATCAGTAAGTTGGCAAATGTACGTGGAGAATTTGAATTACAGCAGCGTTCCTTGGAAGCCATTTTACAGAATAAAGCGCAAGCAGACCAGATATTCAACAAGACCGTCCAACTTGCTGTAAAATCGCCATTCCAAATTAAGGAACTGGTTACATTCACAAAACAGCTTGCAGCATACCGTATTGAATCGGATAAGTTATATGACACGACAAAACGACTTGCCGATGTATCCGCTGGTTTAGGTGTTGATATGGGCAGACTTATTCTTGCTTATGGGCAGGTCAAAGCGGCAGCGTATTTGCGTGGTACGGAAGTTCGTCAGTTTACGGAAGCAGGTATCAATTTGTATGGAGAATTGCAACGCTACTTTGAAGAAGTTAAAGGCGAAGCATATACCACTGCCCAAATTGTGGATATGATTTCAAAACGAAAAGTAACCTTTAAAGATATTGAAAACATCTTCAAACGGTTAACTGACAGCGGAGGATTGTTCTACAATATGCAGGAAATTCAAGCCGAAACTTTGCAGGGTAAAATTTCCAACTTGAAAGACAGTATTGATGTGATGCTTAACTCTATCGGTAAGGCTAACGAAGATACACTGAAAGGTTCTATTGATTCTATTAAGGTATTGATTGATAATTGGGAAACAGTTGTCGAAGTGGCAAAAGCGTTTGGCATTGTAGTTGGTTCAATGGTTTTACTCCCTAAGATAAAAGCCGCAGCAAATGGAGTTAGCTTGCTTTCCTTTGCTTTTACAAAAGCAGAAACCGCATTACGTTCTTTGGGATTAGCGTTCAAAACATCATTTCCGTTAATAGCACTTGGAGCAGCTTTACAACTTGTTAATGAGTTGTGGAATGTGCATTCTCAATACAACAAAATGTTACGAGAAAGTAGCAATAAATATTATACAGCTCAGTTAAGAATAGGAGAAATAGACGAAATAGCTAAAAATGATACAAGAAAAGCGTTATCATCCCTTGTAAAAGAGATGAATAATGAAGGATTTGAAATAGAGATAAAGCCTAATATATCAGAAAAAGAAGCAAAAGAACAGTTTGAAGAGTGTAAAAAACAATATACAGAATTCTTGGAAGATATTAGGAAGATTGAAGCCAACTATGCAGAAAACAGAAAGAAAGGATGGCTGATAGGTAATGATGATATTGAAACAGATTTAGACGAATACGAAAACGCTTTCTATGACTTTATAGCGAAGGGTAACAAAATACAAGCTGAATTATTAAGGATTTCAGAAGAATCAACCTCCTTAGGCAAAGGAGCAAAAGAATACATACAAGAACTAGTAAAAGGAAAGAAAGAAGGAGAGAATTTAATTGACTACTACAAAAGACTTGCAGACTACTTGGAGAAGTTACAGAATGGTGTTCTTTTTGCAGGTAAGAAAAGTTCTATCGCCAGCTCATTTCTTGGAACAAAGAAAGATTTGGAGAAAGATAAAGAAGAAGCAACTAAAGAAATACGTGAAATCTTTGATTCCGTAAATGATGAGGTAATAAAAGGTAATAAGACAAGAGAACAATTTAAGATTTTAATAGATAAAGGAGATTTTTCCAAACAATGGTCTGATATAAAGAAGCAACTTGCATACGATATATATAACTTGGGAGATATAAAAGTTCCTCTTAGACCAGGAATAAATCAAGAAGATCCTCAATCAAACCCCAAACATGAACGTGACATATTAGCAGAACGCATTTCTCTTATCAAAGAACTTAACAAGGAATACGAGAAGCTGAATAAGGTAATGGGCAGCGATAAGGCAGCTAAGACAGTCATGGAACGCTACGCATCCCAATTGAAAGATGTTCAGATGCCTAAAAATATCATAGGGGAAGCATTCTTGCCTAATAAGGAAAATACGGCAAAGGCTTTGCAGGAACTTGCAAAGATTATTACTGACTTTAGGAAGAAGATAGGAGCACAAAAAGATGCTAATGTCTTGTTTGACGAAAAGGATGCAGATGATTTTAAAAAGCAGCTAGACAAAACTAAAGATAACATTGAATCCATGTTCAACAGCTTAGACTTACACCAGAAGCTGAAAGATGCAGGACTGTCCGAAGCCGAAGTGCAGGCTTTGTTCCCCGGACTTGCCAAGACCTTGGACGATGTGCAGAAAGGAATTGAAGCAGAATATCAGAAAAAATTCCCGAAAGGCGAATACCTTATTGCTGATACCGATGCCAACAAGCAATATTTAGCAGACTTGAACAAGCTGAACCAGCAGCGTATAAAGAACAGTCAAGACCTTGTTATCGAACTGACTAAAGCTTATAAAACACAGCTTTCAGACCAGTTGCAGTTAGATATGTGGTATTATAAAGAAAGAAGCAAAATTTATACAAAAGTCTATGATGAACAAACAAAGACGTTTAAGGATGTGCTTACAAAAGAAATGCAAGAACAATACAGCAAAAATTTGAAAGCACAATATGACAAGAAATCGTCTGAAAATACATGGAAGGCATTTAAGGGTACAGATACCTATATGAATATGTTCGACAACTTGGAAAACGTTTCAACAAAAGCCATTGAGAATATGAAAGCCAAACTTGAAACGTTAAAAGAGCAGATGAAGGATCTTGATCCATCCCAGCTAAAAGAAGTGATGAACTTCTACAACAAAATGGATGAACAACTTTTTAAGAGAAGTCCTCTGGAATCGTTCTTAAAATCGTATGAAAAAATTAAAGAACTAAAGTCACAAGGTATAACAGAAGAAGGGCTTCTACAAAGAATTGCTGAGAATGACATTGAAAATACAAATTTACAACAGCAAATATCTGACCTTAATACGATTATAGCACTAAAAAAAGAATCTATTGAAAAAGATTCTGTTGAATCATCATTTATTGAAAAAAACAAAGATCTTTATAACCAATCTATTTCCGTATTGGAAAGCATGGTTAAAGCAAAACAAGACACGATAAATGACAACAATAAGGAGAATGAAAATGCGAATAAGAATTTAAAATACTTCAAAGATGCAAGAAGCAGCCTTGAATACATGAAATCCGCCTGGGATTCTGTAAGAAATGCGGGACGACAGGCAATGGGAAGCATAGTGTCTATCCTTGAAACAATGGGAGAAGACACCGATAGTACAAGTATGAGGTTGTTAAACATGGTCGGAACTATTGGGGATTTAGTTATACAGGCAGTAATGTTTCAATTGCAATTAGGACTTTGTACAGAAGCGGCAAAAGAGATGGGTGTTGCCATGAATGCTGCATTAGGACCAATTGGATGGGTACTAATTGCATTACAAGCTGTAGCCACCATTCTTTCATCTATATTCGGCAACCATGACAAAGATTTACAAAAAGAAATAGAAGAACATGAAAGAAAGATAAAGAAGCTGGAACGTGAATACGACAAGCTAAAAGAGAGTATAGACAATGTATGGGATATAACAAAGCTACAAGAATATGGAAATGAACTTGATGAGAACATAAACAAACAGATAGTATCTCTCAATGCCATGATAGCCGCCGAAAGAGACAAGAAAGATACTGACTGGGATAAAATAAACGAATGGCAGGAACAGATTGAAGATCTCAGGGATACTTTGGCTGACAGTGCTAATGACATGATAGCGGAGCTTGGCGGTGTAGGTTCCGATGAAAATTTCAAAACATTGGCTGAGAATTTTGCATCGGCATGGTTGGAAGCGTTTCAAGAAACAGGGGATGGCTTGTCTGGACTTCAAGAAAGTTTTGATGATTTTATGGAAAACTATGTAAAACAACAGATACTTCTAAGATTATCTGACAAGTTCTTAAAACCTATGTTTGAAGAATTTGACAGTCTAATTGCAACAAGAACAGATATGGAGCAAGAGGATCAAGAAAGGTATTTTGAACTTCAAGCCCAAATAACCAAGCTAAGAAACACAGCCAATAATTCGGTTGTGAAAAGTGTCGCAAAAAAGGCAAATGCCGCTGCTGATGAGATAGAAAATAGTGAGGAATATAAAAGACTTCAAAAGGCATATACGGATTTTTTAAAGCCGAATGATATTAATACCGAAGCCATCAAAGACTGGTCTGACAAGATGAAGGAAGTGTTTGGTGAATATAACGAGGCGGCAGAAGAAATTTTTAACCAAATAGGATGGGAACCCGGAGGTAAAGCAAATCTGTCCGCTCTCACCCAAAGCATACAAGGTATAACAGAGACTACTGCCGAGGCACTTGAGGCATTACTAAACTCTATCAGGTTCTTTGTAAGCCAGCAAACTACTGACATAACAGCTATCAGAAATCTGTTAGACGCTCGATATAGTTTGGAATCACAAGCTGAAACAAACCCCATGCTAATTGAATTGAAAGCGCAGACGGGATATTTGGAGATTATTTCAGATAGAATAGACCGTGTATTCGCGCCAAATTCAAATTCAAGGGGAGCAGGACTAAGAGTATTCATAAGTGACTAATTAATTAATACATTTAAATAATCATTCTGATGGTAAGAGATAGTATAACAACCCAAGCCATACCGGGTGGCTTCTCCGTAATAGTAAGCGGTTTTATAGCAGAATCATTGGAGCACATGATACCTTGGATTATTGTATCATTTGCGGTAGTGATATGTGATTTGGCTTTTGGAATAAGGAAAAGCCTTTTGATGGGCGAAAAGGTTCGTTTCTCTAGTGCAATACGCCGCACAATGGGTAAACTTGTAACCTACTTCGCCTTTGTTTGTATGGTTGTCATGATAAACATTGCATCCGGCAGCAAATGGGATATAGACATATACTCCTGTTTGCTAGTTTGCTTCATTGAATTTTGCTCTATCATATCAAATATATTGAAGCCCAAAGGATACAGCTTTAATATGCTTAAGGCGTTAGGTCTGTTTGGTAAGAAGGTGCTTGATGTAGAAAAAGAGGATATAAATGAAATAATAACAGAAAATAAAAAGGAGGAAAAGAAATGAGTTTAATTGATTTTATTTTTATTGCGCCTTTTGCACTTTATGCCATAATCTACGCATTTTCGGTAAAAGAATCCTGTAATTCCGATGAATCCATAGAAATATGACGTGCATTTAAGCGCTATTCTTAATACATATTCATGCCCGTTTAAATAGCTTTCTGGCGAACGCAGTAAAAGAAATGCAGCTGTCAATGTTGGCATAATAAGTATAGGTATTTCCATATTAAACCTGTATCGGGAACAAACGGAACATAAACATAACAAACAAAAAGAATAATAAATAGATAATGTAGACGCAGATATGGCAAAAATTACTTGCAAATAAAGCTCTAAGGATTTAAAAGCAGGTATGTATAAATACATTATAGTAAATATTAATGGTAGTTGGATGAGAAAAGCACTAAACACATTTTTCTGTTCAGGAGTATAGCTTCTAATAAGTTCTGATAAGTCCATATTTTTTGCGACAAAAATAATAGTAATTTTATAATTTAAAGATAAGGAGGAAAAGAAAAATGGCTAATATTGAACATTTCATACCATTTCTTATAAAATGGGAAGCTGGTATAAGTAAGAAAAGCAATGAAACCAATGAGTCTCTTTTTCAAAGAGCAAGAAAAACAGGATGGGCTGATGATCCCGATGATTTAGGAGGACAAACTATGGTAGGTGTGACAATGGCTACCTATGAGGAATATTGTCGTAGAAAAGGTTATCCCAAACCTACGACCGAAAGGTTGATGGATTTGTCATATAACGATTGGAAAAGTATCTTGAAGATGTTGTATTGGGATAGATGGAATGCGGATGAAATAAAAAGCCAAAGTATAGCAGAGATAGTATGCGATTTTGTATGGGCTTCTGGGGCACATGGTATTAAAGTACCGCAGGATTTGGTTGGTGTGATTCCTGATGGCATTGTCGGACCTAAGACACTTGCCGCAGTTAATTCCCGTAATCCCCGTGAACTGTTTGATCAGATCAAGATTGCACGGTTTGATTTCATCGAGGATATATGCCGGAAACGCCCAGCAAACAACAAGTTCAAACGTGGTTGGATGAACCGTATCAACGATATAAAATTTGAGGGATGAGACAAAGGATCTATATATGGATTGCGATAGCGATAGCATTGCTATTGGTACTTATTTAAATACAATAATATGAAATGGCTTCCTTATATATTAATAATTGTACTCGCTTTCGGTTTAGGATGGTTTGTAAAGCCATCCCCCGAAGCAGTTATAGAGGAAAGAACGGATACGGTGTTCAGTACAAGTATCATTATAAAGAGAGATACTGTAAAGTATTATCTTCCTTCTCCAATACTGTGTTGGCATGATGGTGATACAATCCATGTAGGAGACACTGTTCTTCCTGTTGAGCAGAAGATATACAGAGATAGTGATTACATCGCTTATGTGAGTGGTTACAGACCTAACCTAGATAGTATCTATGTTTGCTCTAAAACACAGACAGTAACAAACGATATCTATCACACGGTGAAGATAAGACCTAGAAGATGGGGTCTGGGGATAACAGCCGGTTATGGATTTGGCAAGGATGGCTTTTGTCCTGCGGTTATCGCAGGAATAAGTTATAGAATATGGTAATCAACAGAAAGGAGGTAAAAAGATGAAATAGCAACATCAAGTATTATCCGCCACAGGTAGAAGTGTGGCATATAATAGAAAAGCTCATTTAATAAAAGTAATTCTTTCAGGGGCTTAGAATCAAAAAAAGCCCCCAACGTTCAAATAATTATTGCCACATAAAAATTTGAAAAAGCATAAGACACCGTACGTTGGAGGCTTAATATCTTCAACACGGTATCTTATGCTTTGTTTATGTATATATCAAGTTTTTTTATGTGGCATGGCAAAGATAAGAATAAAAAATCAGAAAAAACATGTGCAAGTCAGAAATCTTTGCCAAAATAATTAATATTGTTTCAAAAGAAACAGAAGTGTCTGTTGACCAAATATTATCGTCTGATAAGAATATGGAGACAGTGGATGCCCGGTATCTTCTTGTATCTCTTCTTTTCGAAAGTGGCATGTACCCTTCACAGATAGCCGCTCATATCCACAAAACCAAACGTGCAGTCAACTACATGATATCTAATTTCCATGAGAGGATAGAGAGTGGGAAAATGATGAGAATATATTGGGATAATATAAAGAATTTGTTGGGAAACAACTGATTTTACATGAGTTACAACATATGTACTTTTGCATACGGTCAATTTTGACCGGGATACAAAATACAAATACTTATGGAAAGAACTTATGTTTTTAATTCAGACGGAGGCAATGGAGGTTCAGGCGGTAGCAAGCTTGACATTACCGCCATGCTTCCCGGAATGTTTGGGAACAAGGGGATAGACCCTAACCTGCTTGCCTTGATGAATAACGGCAACGGCTTTGGAGGACAGGACGGATGGTGGAGCATTATCTGGCTTGTTGTGATAGCAAGTATCTTTGGGTGGAACGGCAATGGTGGCGGTTTGTTCGGTGGACGTGGAGGAAACGGAGCTAACGGACTTCCGGCAGAATTGGCAGGAAACGCAGGACGCGAATTGTTGATGCAAGCTATTCAGGGTAACGGTAATGCTATCTCTCAATTGGCTTCTTCATTCAACTGCTCTACCCAACAGGTTCAGACAGCATTATGCAATGTGCAGAATAGCATTACACAAGTAGGTAATCAGGTGGGATTGTCAACCAACCAGATTATTAATGCTATGCAGTCAGGCAACCAGTCTATTCTTACTCAACTTGCCGATTGTTGCTGCAAAACGCAAACAGCTATTGAAAGACAAGGCTATGAAGGACGTTTGCAGAATTGCGAATCAATGAATGCCCTTACCAATACAATGAACAACAATGCATTGTCATTGCGTGACGGTGCTACTGCCAACACGAATGCTATCCTTGCTAAACTTGATGCAATTCAAAATCAGGCATTGCAGGACAAGATCGCATCTCTTACTGCGGAAAAGGCTACTTTAACAGCCGAAATATCCCAGCGTAATCAGAACGCCACTATCCTGAGTGCAGTAGGACAACAGATTGCTCCTTTGGCAGCCGGATTGCAGGCATTACAAAGCGATGTTGATGGAATCAAATGCAAGCTCCCCAATACTGTGAGTGTTCAATACCCCAATTTAACCGCTATTAATACAGATTGTTTCCGTGCAGCCGCCTACGGTGCATATATGGGTGACGCTGTATACGGACGTAGTGGATGTGGTTGCAACAACTACTGGGGTTAATCCGGTAAGAAAGGAGGTAGATATGTGGCCTAACTTTTTTACAGGATTCCCATCCCTATTCCCATCAATCGGAAGAACAAATTTCAACACTCTTCCTACGGTGGCTGTAACAGTCGGCACGGAGAATGTTATTTTGGAACTTCCTAACCACGCATTCCGTAACAGGGATTATGTTGGAGGATTCTATATCAGCCTCCGTCAGGCTATACCTGCCGGCACGACTGCTACACTTCCGATATTGATAGGAACTAATGGGGACACAAGACCGTTGATGGCTTATAACAATGAGCCTGTGACTGTTGCAAACTTGGCTGGAACCGGCATCTATGAGATTCATTATAACAAGTACACCAACGAATTGTATCTTGTTAATGGAGGGTACAGACCGACAACGGCTCCGGCTCCTACAGTAGAAACCGCTTCTTTACGGAGCAAGTAATAATTAACATGGAGTTTTGTGGTGGTTCCCAAAATGGGAATAACCACACTCCTTAAAATTAAACAATCATGTTTCAGAACTTACGAGTAAACAGTACATTATATCTTCTTCATAGAGGTGCAAATCCAAGTTTGGAATGTGGGCAGGTCGTTAATGTAAGCCCCATAAAAACCATATATAAGACTGTTCCCAACATGCCTTATCCACAGCCGGTACAGGTTATTGATTTTGTCGTGAATATAAACGGACAGAATGTCAATTTGCAAGAGATACCGGCTAATGCCAATATTGCCGATGATATTAAGACAGGGATGCTGATTACAGGGTCAAGAGACGAAATGAATACTGAGGTCCTTACCATGAAGCAGAAAAGTGAGGATGTCCTAAAAAGTGTGGAATATCATCAGAACTTTCTTAGGGTATGTGACCAGATGCTTGCCATGCTGAACCCTGAATTTGCAGCCAAGCAACAGCAGGAGCAGGAAATATCCGCATTGAAAGGGCAAATGTCCAATATGGATAAGAACATGCAAGAAATGAGCAAAAATATGGCTGACCTCATTGCACAGAATCAGAAGTTAATGGAACAGCTCGGAGTGGTTGAAGCATCTAAAAACAAGAAATGATTATGGGAATGTGGGAAATATTAGAAGAAGGGCGTGACGATTACGGACGCGGCTTCGGTATGAGAGGTGACGAAGTGGAGGAAGCCTACAAGGAAGGCTGCCGCAAAGGTTACGAAAAAGCCATGAGAGAGATGCGCGGAGAGATGGGTTTCCGTGATGGTGGGAGAAGTTATTCAGGTGGTGGAAGCTCATCCGGCATGGATGAACGCAGATACCCCGGATACTTTCCTGAATATCCGCGTATGGATGACATGGGCGAACGCAGACGCAGACGCGCTAACGGTGAGTTTTATTAATGGTGGAGGGGTGGAATGCCCCTCTTTTTAAATAAAGGTTATGGAACAGAGATTGGATACATACAGCAGATTTCCATCGGGCATGAGGGAATATCTGGAAGCATACGGCTTTCATTTCAGCAAGAAACTTTATGAATGGGCCGTTTCAAAAATGAAGGTGAAAGACGAAGCCACGGGCAAAGAGAAAAAGCTGGAGCCGTGGAGCAAAGATGAAGTGGACGATATGCTGAAAGCGAACGGAATTACTATCGAGCACGACAAGGGTTATGACGTTGCTTATGTCGCAAACATGCTGAAAGCGGATTTCTATAAAAAATCATTGGTTGACGAGGCACACTTGTGCAAGCATATAAAATGCTACCTTGATGATATTGATGGCGATCCTTGCAGGGCGTTTGACGAGTTCTTTGCCACCTGTATAGGTAAAGGGATTCCTGTAATCTGGTCGGATGTGATATGATTGTTCAGGAGTTCTACATACCGAAATATGGAGACTGGCACGTCAAAGTGTATTATGCGGTACACACCTATTGGGCGGATCGGATTATTATGGACCTGTACCGTATAGGATGCAGGGGGGATTCCCTCAAGCGTGCGTATCGCAATCTGACCGAAGGCAGAATGAATACCGGTCTAACCTATTCGGACTACAGGAAAAGAGAGACAGTAATGGTTATCTCACTAACCTCTACCCCCGAAGAGTTTCAAAATTCGTGGGACCACGAAAAAGGTCATTTGTGCCGGCATATCTCCAAGGCTTTCGGGATTGATCCTTATGGAGAGGAAGCGCAATATCTCAGTGGATATGTCGGTCAAAAGATGTTCCCTGTAGCCAAAAAGTTCTTATGTGAACATTGCAGAAAGGGAATGGAAAAATAATAATCGAACAGAAGCGTTCTTTGACTTGTTGGAATTACCGTTTTTACAAAATAGTCGTGAAATTATATACATAAATCCAATAAAATTATATATCTTAATTATATGATATTATTGGAATAACAAATACTTTATTCTATCTTTGAGCCGAATTTTAAATTATAGATGGAAATGGAACAAGAAAACAACAATGCGATTCTTTCTTTTGAAGACTTTAAAAACCAAAACGGCATCGTTTATTGGTGGGCCTCAGAAGTAATGGTTATGCTTGGATATAATGATATGAAAGCATTTTGTAAAGTTCTTGACCGCGCGACAAAGGCTTTTGTTTCGCTCAACATTCCTCATTATGAAAATATAATAGCTGTGAAACGCAATAATAATGGTGTTGAGTTCCAAGACTTCAAACTTACACGTTTTGCGTGTTATCTTGCTGCTATGAATGGCGATCCAAAGAAGCCAGAAGTAGCATTGGCGCAAGCTTATTTCGCACAGCAAACACGAAAATTTGAATTATACATTGAAAACAATCAGGAAATAGACCGCGTGCTAATACGTGAAGAACTTGCAGATGGAAACAAATCTCTCGCTTCAACAGCAAAAGCCGCAAATGTTACTGATTATGCAAAGTTTCAAAATGCAGGTTATCTGGGTATGTATAATATGGAATCGTGGAAGCTTGAAAAGAAACGTGGCGTTAAAAAAGGAAAGCTATTTGACAGAATGAGCCGTACCGAACTTGCTGCCAATCTATTCCGTGTTACCCAAACCGAAGAGCTTATAAAGAGTAAACAAATATCTGGACAAGCTAATTTAGAACAAACACACTATACTGTTGGAAGACAAGTCCGAAATATAGTAGAACAAAATACTGGGCGCAAACCTGAACAGTTGCCACAAGAAAAAGAATTGCCTATAATTAAAAAAGCTCTTAAAATGACAGCAAAGGAAATGAAAAAGATTGATAAATAATTTTTTCGAATTGTAGTTTTGTTCTGCAATCTAAAGGTGCAAAAAAAGATACCCCCCATACATCTACACTAGTGAGCTACGGTCAACGTAGCCTTTCAATGTATCAAGGGCTATCTTCATGGCGCAAAGATAAAATTAAATATTCAAAAACGCAAAATAAAGTAACTATTTAGCATTAAGCGGTAATCCCCAACGGGTTTTACCGCTTTTTTTATGTTAACAGAATATGGAAGAAGATAAGTTGAACATATTGCTTGAACATGCTGATGATGTGCCTCACTGGTATTTCTGTCGTTTACTTGCTGTGATGCGATGGAACGTATAGAGAGGTTCATTTATAGACTGATACCCTTTGTCGTGTTGGCAAGGGTGATATCGTTGTGCCTGTAATGAAAGGCACTCCACTTGCAATAAGTAAAGTGCCTTTTGATTTGAACGTTGGTCGAAACCTCAACGTGTGTCTATACTAACATGTGGCAATATTCATAATCCAATACTATTTCTCGGATATCCTATTTATTTCTTTGTAGATACATTGCAGTGTAACCACATCGTTTTTGAACTCATCTATGGTATTACAGTCTATCAGTGTGGCATAATTGAAAAGCACACGTGCTATATCATCCGCAAGTTGCTTGGGTGATTGCCACTCGTTAAAATACTTAGTAAGTGAAGTAAAATCGTATTCTTTCTTGTTTTCGTTATTTGTTTCCATACTTCTAAAAATTAACAATGTTGCGTTTTTGGGTGTGAAAGTTATGCACTCCATGTCAATGAAGTGCTATAATCATACACTATGTTTGATTGATTATACTATTCTCGCAAGTTTTCCGTCAGACGGTTTACCACCAAACAGGTGATTGATGTAAGCCAAACCTTTCTGCGTGCAAAGCACTACCATTACTATAAATCCAGGGTGATTTTCACGTGGGACGGGCTTTTCTTTCATCTCGAAATATCCTGCATCAATGTATTTTTGTTTTGGTTCATTGCGATTGGCAAAGAATACTCCCAACTCTCTTAACTTCTTAAAAAGAGTGTTTCTTCCGAAAGGTAGCCCGAGTATCTTTGCTGCCTGTCCTATGTCGCACTTTCCTTCCATCGCAAAGGCTTTGTCAGCAAAGTCGGCTTTGGGCTGGAGTTTCTCTATTTGTTTCTGCTGCTTTTCATTCTCCAAAGCCAAGCGTTCTTTCTCTTCTTCGGCTTGAACCACCATTAAGGCAAGTTCTTTTCGGGAAAGCTCGTGCTTGTTTTCCTCACATGCGATAAAGTATTTTCTCGCTTGCTTCCCACGCTCGTTATTCTCAATCATGGATAGTTCTTTTGCCATGCTGATTGAGAGAGCGTATTCGATTCGTGTCGTAGCTCCTATTTCTCGCTCCACAATTTCGGTGAATGATTGATAATCAACACCTTCAATAAAATCATAAGATTTAATACGGTCTTTAATCCACGTTGAAAAATCTCTTTTACTTTCAAGAAAAGCATGTAAATCACGTGCATTAACGGCTTTCTTACCGTTGTTATCACTAATAGGAATCAGTTCATTCGTTGTGTTAAGCATATTTATAACGAATATGATAAAAAGAAACCCTCCGTAGGTGTGCTTAACACAACATACGCAGGGCATAGAAGTTGCAGATTGTTTCCTTTCTGCCACCTTAGAGGGTTTCCCAATATCTTGTACAAAATGTATTCGCTTTATTTTGCCCAAGAATTATTATGTTGTATTAAGCACTGCAAAGTAACGCATAATTTTTGTAACGGCAAAACTTTACTGTATGTTTTTTACATAAAAAAGCCACGATAGGGTTTACCGTGGCTTTATAGATTAATTTTATTAACTCCAATTACTCCAATATCATTCTCGCATGTTCCATCATATTAGGAACTTCATTTGAAATACTCTTAGATGTAGCGTCTTTTGGTGCGTACATTACTTGTATCATTCCGCTCTGAACCGTAAGAGCAACCATCATATCCCACTTGCCAGACATACCGTTTACGAAAATAAACATGTCTTTATCATTATTCATTGTAGCAGGAGCATATCTTTCCAACAGAAAATCCATAATATCATCTGTGTATTTATATTGCAATCCAAATCCACAAGCGTTCATCTTACCGTTTTTGAATGTGTATATGATAGCAACACCATCCTTACTATCCTTATATCCCAAGGACGTAGCATTATCAGTTACAAGTTCCCTTTTCTCCTTAGCCTTTATATCAGCCTTATTTGCTCCAAAGTCCAACACAGGTTCAACAAATGTATTATATTTCGGTATCACTTCTACGGCACACTTTACAGTTTCAGCACCATTGGAAGCTACAATAAAAGTTTTTCCAACATGACCGCCTTCAACAATACCGTTACTACTAACCTTCGCCACAAACTCATCCTCTGAACTCCATGTAACATTATCGGAAGCGATTAACTTAATCTCATCCTCATAATACAATGAAATTTCCGACTTATCCAGTGACAAGCTGTTTTCATCATCATCCGAACAAGCGGTAAACACCAACATAGGCAACATTGCCAGTAAAAACAAAATTTTCTTCATGATTATATAACTTTTTATTAAAACGCTGCAAAATTAATAAACTAATATATAATAATTAAGTCTCGTGTCAAGAAAAAGAATATGCTATATAACACAAAAATCCCCACCAAAATAATTTGGTGGGGAAAATCTTATTTGATAACGCCAAATTCTTTTAGCATTTTTCTACTTATAGTAGGACTTTCTTTTACAGTCTCAATAATCTGCTTCATCAATTCGCTTTTGTTATTGATATTTCCTCTATAAGTATTCCTGTTGAATTTATCCCTTTTAGCTCTTATAAGATTGGTACAGTTGACAAATGAATCGTATAACAGGAATGGACACTGTTTTACCGTTATGGGCAAATAATAATCAGTCAGAATATCAGGGAGATTACGGTTTATTTTAGAATTTATTACCAAACCTCCTATTATGTCTCCGTTTTCATCAAAGCCAAGCACTACGAAAAATTTATCACGTGTATTGTCTCCGTTTTTTGGGGTTATGCCATTACTACCGTCAAGTGCAAGCATATAAACATCCCCAACTTTTATATTGTTTTGTATGAGCTTGTCCCCCAAGTCACCAAGAAGATCTCCTATGCTTGTCATAATAATGCGGATTCTATGGAGAGATTTTCTTTAATATAATCCAACATATCGTTGGTAGCCATTCCGTCTTTTGCCATACCTAAAACGTCCATTACTTTTTTCCCTGAATTGCTATAAGCTCTGTTCCATTCTTCTCCATGTGATTTTTCTCTTAACTCTCCATATGGCAAATAGGCGTTTTTTTCTATTGACCTGTCGATTTCCTCAATATCGGCTTTTGACAGGTAATCCAAATCAGCCTCCCTTTTTGCAGTCAGCATATAATACGCATCACAGTCTCCCTTTGATACGCTTCCGTCTATCATGGCCTTAAGTTCTTTGTCGCAATAACAATCGTTCTTGATGCAGTTATATAGAATAGAAGGAACCGGACCGTCAGGCAAAGCACAAAATTCATCAGTAGTCATGCGGAAACCATACTTTGCCAGATATGAAATATTTGCAAAATATATCACTTTGAATACGTGATAATAATCCAATCCTTTTGTCTTGTTTAGAATATACAAAACAATTTCGGTCAGCTTTTGTTTGTCAAATTTTGTCATATTATTCTTAATTATTTGGAACAAAAATAGCATAACTTTTTGATATATCGTTCACAAATCAGTAATTCGTTTCACAAAGTATGTTTTAAAGCATACTTTGAATATATTCAGTGCGTCTATTAATCTTAGTCCGTAGGGCAGTTAGGCGATTTCGGGTAAAGGGCAGCCCGGTCTTTGTCAAAATACCCCTTGCGTTCAATCGTTCAACTACCTTGTCAATATCTTGCGGAGTATTGCAGCCTTCCAACATGGCGGCTATCATATTGTTTTTTTCATCGTTCATCGCTTCTTTCCTCCGCTTTTCCCCGTTCGCCTTACCGCCTTTTGCCTGACCTGATGTAGTACCGCCTAATGATGTACATTTGTTTCCAGCTTTGGAAATGAAATAACCGTTTTCCTCAATTTGTTTTTTCTTTACTTCCAATGCTGATTTAGTTCGTTCCTGTATAAGTTCTCGTTCGAGTTCCGCAGCAAAGGAGAAAGCGAACAAAATCATTTCGTCCATCGCTTTTATCATACCACAATTCAAATCAATGCCCATTTGGACGATTACAAGACGAATTTTACGCGGTTTTAGTTCATCATTGATAAGTTTGTTTAAATCGCTCATAGAACGCCCCAAACGGGAAATTTCGGCTACTATCAGCATGTCTCCAGCCTCCAGTAATGGAAGTACATCAGTTCCTAATTTCCGTTTCTTATAGGTTACACCGCCGGATATTCCTTCTTCCGTTATCACAATGTCGGATTTTAAACCGTTTCTTTTCAACCATTCTTGGACGGTTCTGTTTTGTTGCTCCAATGTTTGTTTGTCAGTGGATACACGACCATATTCTACTACTTTCATAAATTTCCCCTCCTTAGATTAAATTCGCTATTATATTATTCGTTTCGTTGTTCTTGGCTTCTGTAAGCCCTAATTCGGATATATTTTGAAGCGCAATTTCGCATTGTTGGCTAATGTATGAGATTTCATCGGCATCAATATCACGGCTATCGTATATAAACGCTTTCGCCAGCTTGATGGCAAGACCTTGACACACATCCCCGGCAACTTTTTCGGCTGCTATAATGTTATAGCAAATTATTTGCTTAATACTTAGTTGTTTGTTCGTTCCCATATTCTTTTGTTTTTAAGTTAGTAATCAAGTTCATTTAAAAGTCTTGTGTATTTGTTCACACTATCTCTATATGATTCAAATAACGGACAATTATAATAGCTAATTTTAGCCATTTCATTTCCGGTTTCGGACAATCTTTCAACATAGTAATTTAATGCGAAAGAATACTTTTTCTTTAGTTCATTATCATTATGTTGTTTATCGAAGTATTCACTACATGATGATAGGCTCAATGATAATAAAGCCAAAATTGCAATTTGTTTCATAATTCAATCATTTAATTATAAATAATAGTTCCGCCCGTGGAACTTGCACCACTTGCAAGGCTTTCAACCTTTGGCGGATAATTCGGTTTAAAAACCGTTATTTCCAGTCAGCTCCTTACTTACTCCAACAGCTAACCAAATCAAAATGCAAATCATGAACATATTATTTCCTCCTTATTTTAGTTATTTGATTATTTTCTTTAATGCTTTGCCGCTTCAAGCAACGAATAACGGGCGATACTTGCAAAGGCGGTTATAGTGGTGTGCTGCGTTTTCTAAATTATCAAAATAGTACCGCTTGGGCACGCTGCATATACGACCTCTTCTAACTATATATAGCACTCCGACAACATTATATACAACTGTGTACGCCTGTCTTTTCTCATCCCATCCCATCAGGCAGTATTCATGATCTGAAAACCTTGATTCAGATTCTTTTTCCAATTGCTTGTACTCTTTTTCTGTGTAAACCTGTGATTTCATATCTTTATAATTTTAGTTTGTTTCAGTTCCCGGCGGCGGTGTCGCTCCGCTTGTTGTCCTCCACACCGGGATAATTCGTTTTATCCGATTATTGTAACCGTATCGTATTCTTCACGCTCCCAGCCTTGATAATCGCAATACTCGCATGTGAATATAGGCATATCACGTTCCCCGTATCAGTTAAGGCTCGCCCATGTGGTTGGGTCGGGTATGTTATTTTTCATCCACACGCTATAATAGCGTTTTTCGTCTTCATATAGCTTGTATCCGTTTTCTTTGGTTTCATTATATCCGTCTTTTACGGATGTTACGTTATAATTCATATTTCTTTTCTTTTATGAGATTGTTCGCGGTTAATAATTCGTTTTTTTAATCCTTTTCCGAAATCCCGGCAGCCGTATTACTGCCGGGGTGTCATAAGATGATATGTTGGCAAAGCCCCAACAATGTATCTATGCTAATTGTGGCAATATATTTTTATTGAATTTTGTATTTGCACATTCCAATGTTAACCTTGTTCGATTCTTCCAGTTTGTGAATGTCCCAACGTAACAGTATCATATTTCTACGTCTGTATGCACCGCCTTTACCCGCATTGTTATAATACGCTTGTAACTCCCTTTTAAGCATTATGATCGTTTCGCTATTCATATTATTATTATTTATCTGATTCATCATTTTTGTTTATAAATTCGCGTAGCTTATCCCTGTCGGTGCCGGAAATGAATATCACAGCACCGAATAACAAAACCAACAAAACCATATTCAGCTAATTAAATGACCGTCTTTAATCGACCGTTACCATCCGTAAACCCGTTAAGTATTTCCGCCTCTTTTTCAGCTTCTTCCTTAGTCGGATAGCATTCTATTATACAGTTGTCCAAATTATCTAATATTCCGTAATATCCAAGATTTAACGGTTTGTCCTTGACGGTGTAACGCTTTCCCTTTACTTTCTTCTCATAAAATTCTACGCCCTCAGCAAGCGGGGTATAATGTGATGAAACACTAAGCGTGCCCGATTCTAGTTTGCAATCAAACTCAATTATACCGGGTAAATCGTTTTTTAAACTGCTTTCCACGCTTACACCGTCATAAGTTACACCATATTTTCGCTCCTTATCTGTGTATACGTTGAAAACATCGCCCGGCTGTATGTCTGCACGCACTTTCGCGCTGGTTATGATTCCCGCGCCTTCAATATCGTAATAGCGCACGCCGTTAAAGTTGTCCGTTTCGGTTAAATGGATATTACCTAACTTCTCCGGTTGTTTCGTTTCTTCCTCTAATTCCGGGATATATATTTCTTCAGGAAGCGCCGGAAGTTCTTCCACGGCTTCCACCTTTTCGGAAGCCATCAGGTTGCGCACTTCGTCCGCTTTCTTCTTACTGAATATCCATCCGGCACGCTTTTCCCCGTTGTAGTTTAAAGCCGGGTTAAAGCGTCCGCCTAATTCCTTTAATTGCTCTTTGATAGCCTTCGTATCGCCAAACACCGCAATAGCTTTTTCGGAATAATCCACCATTTCCAGATCTTCAACCGTCACGGCTTCCACTTCTTTGGCTTCCTCAACCTTTTCAGGCTTAACGCTGCTTTTCTTTGCCTTCGGCTCTATAACCTTATATTCGTCGCTAACTTTGATTTTCAAATAAAAATTAGTATCGTAATAATCTTGCATACCGTCGCTATCATCGTAACGGAAAGAATTTGCATACGTTGTAACAGCGTCCAACACCTTGAACATTTCCGGCGTTAACTCATTTTCCCAGCCTTTTACGGTTGACATTGTAGACATATAACCACGTTCCGCGCTTCTTGATCCTGCAACAAAAGGAACACAAGGGCCGGATTTTAATTCGATATACATTGAATCAGTGTACATGCTCCATTCAGAGCGAACAGAGAATTTAAAACCCGGGAAATTCTTCTTTGCATAAGACCTAACTTTTGCGGCGATTTCCTTTGTACTTAACTTGCTGTCATAATTTGAACCGGCCCAACCGTTTTGTGTGTAGAAATTCATTGCTTTCATAACTGTTATATTTAAATTGTTAATAATTCAAACTTACAGCGTGATTAATAGCCTACTAATACCAATACAGCCTATACACTCAATAGCTGTATATTATCGTAATATCAGTAAACCAAAAAAATAAATGGAAGAATATTTGCAATAATCAGAATAGAGAAGTACCTTTGCTCCGTGTGATGGAAGCAAGATACCTTAGTATTTTGATCCTTTGAGAGTCTTAATATTCCAGTATTAAGGCTCTCTTTTTATTCCATCATTTAATAACACGCTTCTGGATGTAAACGCACATGCTTCGCTTTACGCTTATCCTTGTGAAAGGAATCGAATATCTTGTGTTATCACTATGTGATATTCTTCCCTTTTCACACCTCGAAGTTACGGAAAAGTTACCATTCTACCAAATATTTACCTATATAATTTGTAAACAAACATAAAAATATCACATGTTAAATAGCATACGGCTGAAAACCTAATTAGTGCAATATTAAACCCTTTTATTTTCATCTTTGCAATGTGTCGCCGAGCCTGATCTTTGCCTTGTATTGCCCTTACTAAAGCCGTTTGCAACGAATCAAACGAGCGTTGCAATGTGTTGCAGGTATACCCCCCCCCCTATGCCAATACATCCGTAAACATCCGCCCTCTCCCGATTTTTTTTATTTTTTTCTGAATTTTCACGCTTTTACAATGTTGTATTTTTTCATATACACAACTTAATTTGTTATGTAAAATAATATTATTTATCATTATATCGATATTCATGTTTTACGTTGATGCTTTCCTATTCAGATTGCTTTTATTCCCCTTTGATTATTTAAATAAACAAAGGGAGTGAGGTGTTCGCTGTGCTCACTCTTTCTTTATGTTACTTTCTTTCTATGGGTTTTGGATTAGACATTTTTCCTTTATTTATATAGGGTATGTCTAATATGCAATGATGTAGTACTATGCAATACAAGGCATACTTCAAGTATTCTTTTACTTTTAAGATTAAAAACTTAATGTTGAAACGGATTTAAATATATCATAGTGATAAATATTAAAGTAAAGCTTTAATATATGAATTTAATTAATTATATTTGCGTGTATTATAATATTATAATATGAATGACTATAAGTTTTATATGATGCGTTACGGTGAGCTTGGTGCCGGTTGGAAAGACTTGGAAACAGATTTTCTCGGTTTGAGGTATAAAGAATGTACAGGCCTTAATTCGTATGGAGAGCCTACAAATATGTATGCAGAGGATTTTGCCGAGACAAGCAAGGCTGAAGTGTATGTTTCCAGCACACCGGCATACAAGCAGACAACTATAAAACTGACATTGATATTCTTGGAGGATGATACCAAGGATGATAAGTCTTACCGTGACTTTATGGCTTTCATTACTGGTTCCAAGATTGCCTACCGTGATACAGCGAGAAAGAGAAAGGTTCTGATGTACCTTTCAGGAGCCACAGAGCCTAAAAGCGACACCCTTTACGGACAGAAATACAAGGAAGTGACGTTTACGTTCAAGAACGTTTACGGACATTCCTTCGGATATGACGAACAATTTCCTAACGAATAAAATTAAATTCTATATTGCTATGTTTTTAGAAACAGAGACCTTATCAGAAGCATTGTCTTTCGCCAAGCTGAAAGACTTGCCAAAGAAGTTCAATCCCGAACTGGGGCTTACTTGGATATTGGCTATCGCTCTTATCAAAAAAAAGAACCTCATGAATGCCTACGCCATTGTGGAGCAGAGGGCAGACGGACTTATCCAGTACAAGAAGACATTCGGACGGCTTTCTCCTATTGATGGGCTTATTTCCATCCATCCGTATATGTACGTAGATGAAGAAGCGTTGGGAATGGCTATGAAAGCAAACAGACGAACTATCGCCATGCACTATGCTGGCTATGCGGATGAAATCATTGACTCGGACGATGAAAAGTTCAAGGCGTACCAGTTGCAGTACGCAATGGATATGCAGAAGCTGAACATGAACCAAGAGAAACCTAGATTCGGGAAGTCTGTTGTGGAAGAAGCGGAGGAAGCGGTTAATCCTGTTATTGAGGAAGAACTAAAAGATAACGAAGCCATTGCCACCGTTGAGGACGAAGGAGAGTGTGTTATTGAGGTAGAGGACGCTAAGGAAGCGTTCAAGCAGAGAAGAGGTAGGAACGCGAGAAAGGAGGAATAATCATGGAAGATTTAATTAAGGCGTTGCAGATATTCTTAAAGTACGGTAATAAAAATTACCCTACATTTTGCGAGCATGATATTCTTTATGTTGATGTTGACCCGAGCGTTGTTTCTGATGAGGACAAGAAAGTCCTTGATGAACTTGGTTTTTTCGTTGATGATGAAAATGATTGTTTTGCTTCGTTCAAATACGGAAGTATGTAATCATAAATGAATAATAAATATGACAGATAAGAAACACCAAATACACGAGTTTAGCCCAACAATATACCCATTTAGATTGTGGGTAAGCGTAAATCCGTCATTTGAAGATGTAAAAGATAAGTTTTGGCTGCTAAACAATAAGAATGAACGAATAGATTTTGATGCCGAAGAATCGTGGAACAGCACGACTACCGTTGCGTCTTGCTATCCTGTAAGCGACAAGGAAAGCGGTTGGATAGGTATCTTTTGCGGGATATTCAGGAAAGACAGATTGTCTGTCGGAACGGCTGCCCACGGAGCAAGCCATATCACGGACTTCATATCCGATTCGTTTGGATTGAATGGGTTTAACTTTGACGATGGAGAAGCGAGGGCGTACCTTATCGAATGGGCTGCTAATTGCATTTGGAATGTGAAAAGTGGTAAGTTTAAGGATTTAAAAGAAGAATAACTATGGCAAAGAAGAAAGAAACCAAAGGCTTTGAGTTTATCATAGAAGAAAAAGATGTGCTGGAGAGAGAAAACTTCGGTTCGTTTGAGATTGTAATCACGAAAGGATATGCCTGTTTTAAGAACTACACAGGATTCCGGGTGTTCACTACTCCATACGCAGTAGGATTGGACGGTGTGGCGCATGAAACATCCCTCTATGCATGGTTGAAGTATATGGTGGACTTCAAGAAATCCATCAAAGGCAAGGAGAATGAAATGTTCGGGGAAACTACTTCCACCAACAAGGAGTTCTTGGACGGTATGAAAGTGTTGACTGAAGCAAACCTTATAAAGCCAATGACTGTGTTCACAGATATTAACGACGCACAGAAAGAAGCCGAAAATTATATGAAGTGGATGGAAGGTCAGATGAAAGATTTGAATAAAGCAATGAACACTACGCCGCCTGAAGAAGACTTGAAAGCTAATGCGGAATTTGAACAAAAGGCTATCATAGCAGAAGAAGCGGAGGAGATGTTTGACGATGGAACTAAAACCGAGGAAGGACAGGTATAACCCGGACAATGTATATCACATCTATATAAAGATGGAACGGCATCCTGGTGTGAAATGGGTGTCATTCAAGGACAAGCAGACCGGAGAAGTGACAAAGGGGCTTTTTATTCCCGATGTAGAAACAGGATGCATTAAGGTGAGAAACGGTAATATGTTTCTTAGCTTTAAGGCGATACCCGTAAAAGGATGCACTAATACCCATGTGATAATACCGAATGTTTCAAAAGGTGTAGATTGTAATATGGGTAAATGTGGGAAAAAGGAAGTAGATTTTAGAAAGGCTACTATTGGCAATATGTATGTTATGGGTGAAATTCTTAATGAAGACCAAAAGAAAATAATAGAAAAGTATGTCAGAAGGAGAAAATTGCTTAAAATCGGACGTTATAAGAAAGGTTGAGCGTATTGTGTGCGATTGCGTAAACAAAGCATTCTGCAAGGATAAATATTCGCTCATATCTCCATTGTCTTTATACGAAGGGAAGACAAATATACCGTTCGTAAAAAGGATGGCAAGACCTGCCGTATTTGTGGTTGCGCATGACCGATTTGGGGTGTCGTACAGCGCGTTAGAAAAGCATTCTCATATTCATGCACGTAACATTATACGATCAGTAAAGACTTATAAGAGCATTCCTGATTCGGACAATGCCGTAATGATGATAAAAGAGCTTATAGAAGTTGAACTAAAAAAATTTCCAATTTTATGAATGATTTGCTTTCTTTTAAACGTAATGCCATGATGCTCGGTCTTTGCACTGGATATAAGAATAAATGGGACGTAGCTACAAGTAAGGAAGCGTTAATGGATATAGCTTTGGATTCAAACGGTGTGGAGCTGTTGGCAGATGCCCATAGCTTTGGATTCGGTATGGATATTCAGTACATGAAACGGACGTTTTCTGACTATATAAACGGTAAATGGAAGAGGAGCAAGGACGGATATACTTCGTGCCTGTACGTTGATTATAACGGGCAAATAGAGCAGGATTGCACGCTTACTACTGTGTTGGCTTCAAAGGTTGAGTTCCATGTACAGAGAGGTAATGTCTGCAAGCTGTATGTCGGCGGTAATTCTGCTGTGAATATTACTGGTGATGGTGCGTGCTACGTGTATTCTTATGGTGAGAATAAGATTACAGGTACATTCAAGCAGTTGAAATGTATAACTAAAAGCGAATGGACTAATAATAACATCTGACCTGCCAAGTGTAGGAACAGAAACGACAGCGTGGGAAACTGCGCTACCTGCTAAAAAGAATATAGTATGGAAGATTTAATTAAGGCATTGCAGATATTCTTGAAGTACGAGAATAAAATGTACCCGACATATTGCGAACACGATATACTTTACGTTGATATTGACCCAAGTATAGTTTCTGACGAAGATAAGGAAACTCTTGACGGGCTTGGCTTTTTCGTTTATGATGAATTAGATTGCTTTGCTTCGTTCAAATACGGGAGTGTGTAATCATAAATTAGTAATAAGGTATGACCGAAGAAGAACAGATACAATCCGACATAGAACGGTTCGAGAACAACGCTTCTGCAATTCCTGACGATGGCGATATGGTTGAACAAATACCATTGTTCAGCTCTTCCGATATGCAGTCAGTCATTGAGAATGGGAAGAAAAAACCGCCTATCCATAGGTTGTGGGGTGATTTTTGGTGGGAGAACGAGCTTGTTTTCTTGTTCGCTGACAGTGGTATTGGTAAGTCTATTCTTGCCACACAGATAGCCTACGAGATTGCTAAAGGGAAGAGCGAATGTACAGAAGTGGAGATGCCACCGCAAGCCGTGTTGTACTTCGATTTTGAGCTTTCGGACAGGCAGCTTGCAAGACGGTATAAAAATGCCAAGTTCCCTAAAAATCTTGTCAGATGCACCATATCTGATAACGTGGATAGCGAAGAGTTCAGCATGAACGTAATTGAAGGGATAAAGGATAAATTGCTTGACACGAAAGCAAAGATTATGATACTAGACAATCTTTCATATCTATCCACCCAGACAGCGGAAGCAGAGTATGCCGGAGTTATTATGGACGGTCTCACTAGATTGAAGCGTGAGCTAAAAATCAGTATCATGGTGATAGCACATACGCCTAAGATTGAGGAATGGAAGCCCTTGTCTAAAACCAATATGGCAGGAAGTAAGATATTGTCTAACTTTGCAGACGGGGTATTTGCCATAGGACGTACAAGGAATGGAGGACGCTATCTAAAACTACTAAAAACTCGCATGGTGAGTGAACCGGATGAGAAGTCGCTCCTGCCCTACTTCAATATTATTTCGGAGCCTTACCTTCATTTTGAAAAAGTTGGTGATGAAACGGAAAAGAAATTACTTATGGGAAAACCTGCAAAAGATTTTTTCACTTCTATTTGGGATAGAGATACGACATCCCCTATTCCTCTGAATGAGCTGGTCAAACTAATTATATCTAAGGATAATTCTAAGAATACTATAAAGGCTAAAGACGGAAATGCTCGAAAACGTATTGACCGTGCTATAAGATACGGCTCTTTAAGGAAAGACGAATTGAAGAATGTTTTTCTGAAAACAGAAGATTGATTGTCAATTATCCACAAACTGTAATTTCAAACAAGTTAAAGGACTCTGGAAAAGCCATAAGATTGGGTAAAATATTGTGGCTTTCCCAGTAGTTATAAGGGCTCGCATTTGAATCCCTAAATTTTTAGTTTAGAAGTAGTTAACATTTATATTCATTTCTTTTTAAGTATTTCAACACATTCCTTTATCCCATCATCGAAACCCTGTTTATAGCCTTTAGTATATTCCCCTGTGGTATATACTGCCATTGACAGAAAAAATAGAAGGATACCTACAGGCTTATACCAACCGGGCAACGAGATGGAAAACGGCTTAAATGTAATTGTGAGATCTCCAACCCATAATAGGGCGATAATACATATAATTGTAAGTAATATTGTTTTCATCGCTTATCATGTTTTTTAAAATGTTCGTCAAGAATAAGTTTGGATAGCTTGTACACCGATACAATCATACATGCTATCATTACAAATACTAAGACAATTCTAACTAACAAGAACTGATCAATAGCCCAAAGTAGAGAAAAATATACGGGTAAAGGCAGTGCAGCTATAATGCCGGATATTATTTTATTCTTCATAATTCAGTTATTTCTTTTTTAAATTAATAATCTTTGTTTCGTAATTATCAAGCCCACTTACATGAGTGCTGACAACTACTATACTGTCATTAAGATAGGTTATGCTGCTATGCCTAGTATAGTATATCTTTGGGTATTCTTTATCTTCGATAGGGTGGCTACACCCAAATACTGTGGCTATTACCACAAGAGTGGTAATATTCTTCATAATTGTTCTAATTATTAACATTGTTATTAAAATAGTTAATTGTTTTCATTGTTATTACAATACAAACTATATTTGCATCGCATTTGATTTGGAAACTAACACCTCCAATCCAGCGAACTGTCATTCGCAAAATCTTATTCATTTCCTTGAGAAAGAATTAAGCCCATTGTCCTGCAAGCTTTGGGCTTTTTTTCTGTTATGCTTGACAGGGTATAACAGATTATCAGCTTGCTGGTCTTGCAGCTTGGCAGGCAAAACGGAAAGGAGGTGTTAGTGTGAAAAATCAAATGCAAGATGAAAGCGGCAAAACTCGTGTTTTCTGTCGATATATCGTAAAGAACGGCAAACGTATTTATCCTAAACATGGAAAATACTTTTCTTTCTTGGTAGATGACAAGAAAATTGCGTAATGCTTCCTTTCAAGGGATGTTGCAGGCATCCCTTTCTCTTTTTAAAACCTGCCATTTCTATCTACCATTCTCTTTTCAGCATCAGTGGCTTGTCTTTTGGGAAATTTTCCATGCCACTTCCCCGGTATCATACGCGGATTTTCCCCTTTACTGTCAAATATCAATCTTCCACACTCCGAGCACAACGGTTTTCCTTCAAACTCCTTTATATTTGCATCATACTCTATGGGAAAGATTTTATGTACAACAGGCCAATAATCCGATGTGGCTGTATTCTCAACACAACCACATTTGCTACAAATAAACAGTGGCATAATCAATATCTTTTTCCATTAAACATAGGTCTTAGTTCATTGTATCTCATCTTCTGCTCCACATGCCATATAAGGTCTATGTTCATATGCTTGGCAAGCCCGATGATTGATAATAACATATGACCTATCTGACTTTCAAAAGAATAATTATATTCATAAAAATAACGAATTGGCAATGTGGATATGGCGTATATGCTTTCAGTGAATGTTTCCCCGTTGCAGCTTTCCGTTGCCTCGTATATCATTTCCTCTGTAAAACCATTAATGTCTATCTTACGAAGCCCACACAAGTCAAACAGGCGTATGCATGCATCAGCAAGCTCGTCCCCCACACAGTCTTTGATATATTTTTCAAAACTATACTTGAAATCGGCATTGTAATGCGGCTCTTCATTCTCATAGGAAGACTTGAAAGATTCTCTGTCGGCACGTTTCCCTTTCCGATCCGCTTCTACCGCTTCCATAAGCTCTCCAACGATAAGGCAAAGGCAGTGTTCGTTACTCAATTCTTTATCATGGAAACCGTGCTCACAGGCGGTCTTATAAGCACGATCCCGTAGTTCGTTCAAATTAATATTACTCATTCCCTTATTCCTAATTTAATTTCTTCGTCCTTGATTATTTTCCCAATCTTGTCAGCTTCCTCATACCGTTCCTCTTTTATCAACAGTCTTTGCAATTCTGAAAGCTGGTTAATGTAAACAATATCGTTACGATCTGACACATGGCGGACATATCTTTCTATTTCATCCAGCTTATTCTCCATGCGTATATGCCACTTGCTTACCAAAATTAAAGTAAATGCCAGAGCACAAACGTTTAATGAGGCAAGGATGAATTTAAATATTGATTCTGCTATTTCCATAATCATATAAGTTTTAATGCTTCCTGTAAACCTGCTTCAAGTGCTTCCTCGTAGCTATCCCATTCCTCTCCATCATTTGTTCCTTTATAAGCAGAACTGATTATATGAGTTCCATTGTCAGCTTTAGATATTTCGTATCCATAACCACAGGCACAGTTATATACACATATATGAATATTTTTGGTTTCACGAAGCCACTTTTGGGCAATGGATTGAGTAGGATGGGAACATACTTTTATTGGTAACTCGCTATTTGTTCTATTAGTACCATATTGTCTACCATCTTCAATATTCATAGCAATCATACATGGTTCATTAAACCCTTTCTCTTTCAGCAACTTTGCTGTTTCTAATGTTACAAGTTCTTCGGTCATAACTATTTCTTGTTTAATTCATTCAACACTTTCTTTACCAATTCATAACGTGGTAATTGCCAATCCTTCGCAATATCATCTATTTTATCGTCATAATGATTGTCGTAAACATACTGATTAAGTCTATCAATAAATCCATCATCGTCAAGTCCTTCATCGCAATCATCAAACATATCAAGTTCACAGGCTAACTTGGAACATTCACAGTGGGATACCCAGTCATAAACACAACCGTCATAAACATTGGTCTGTCTGTTGTATTTTTCTCCAACGGAAATTACTCCACCGCAAAAATTGCACCTGTGCTCTTTACGAGCGACAGGAGTTTCATTTCTTAATACTTTCATAGTTATTCTCCTTTCTTCTTTTCACATTCTTCACAATGTAATTTATAAGCATGGGCAAACATCTTTAACGTAACAGGCTCAAAGTGAAAATCTGCCTGTTTCCCTTCTATGACAACTGAAACACATAATTGGCCATCGCAAAAATCAATATATGCCTCACCACCTCCATCTCCGTTAATGGAAAGTGTTTGTGTCTGTACGCTATTCATAATTATTCTCCTTTAATCTTTTAATTAGGGCATCAGCGCAATTAAGCGAATATTTAGCGACTACATCAGAATTAACACCATAGTCGTTTGCTATAACAATTTTAATAATGTCTTTTGCCAATTCGTACCTACGTTGTTCCCAATCAATGTTTTCACTAAAAAAATTAAGTTCTGACACCTTGATATACATGTTTCCCACCAATGCAGTACCATCATCATATAAATCCTTAATCTCTACAATTTCTCCAGTTGATTTTATTCTTGCTTTCATTGTTCCTCCTTTGTTTTAAAGTGTTCAATCAGTTCGTCTACAGTAGCCTTGTGATAACGTCCTGAAATAATGGTTGCATTATCCCAATTTTCATCCCAAAAGAACATAATGCCTTTTGGCTCTGTGAAATAATGATCGTTACCAATAGAATCGTCATAAGAAACGCTAAGAATGGAATCTGTTATAAACCACTGCATGTAGTTACTATCATCCCTCAATGCAGCGATAGCCAGGAATAGTTCTTCATTCGTTCCGCAATCAATACCATTACAGTCGTTGAGCGATTTTATATCATTAACCCAATTATCGCTACATTCGAGATTGTCGTATTCTATTGAGGAAAGCATTTTATATCCAATCTCTTCTAGCTTTTTTCTAAGTGCTTCGGTATTCTTTCTTATAAAGCACGGTGTTGTAAATCCCATAATTATTCCTCCTTCCCAACTTTAACATATCCGTTTTCGATGCACCAGCACAGCATTTCGTAGGCTGCATCAATAGGCTCTTTACTCTCTGTAATCTTTATTATTGACCTAGAATAAGGTTCCATATACAAGCACGTATAGCTATCTGCAAGTTTTTGCATGGTCAAAACTTGATTGCCGATGAAGCAAGGCAGCTTATCGAGAATGTCCTGCAAGGTGTAAGCAGGGTACACATTATCTTCACTAAATAGGCTTTCACTCCAAAACGATAAATCCCAAACTGAATTAGGTATTCCATCAAGTATTTGTGGATGCCACAAAAGCATACTTGTATTTCTTAATTCAATTCCAATCTTCTGTAAATGTTTTATCTGTCCAACTGACAATACCTGTTTCATTTCTTTTCCTCCTCCATTTTAATCTCTGTTATTTTGCCACGACTGACAAAGCACTGACCTATTCCCAAATCGAGTAAGGCACAATAGTTATCGTCTAAAAGATTAGAGCATTCCTGGCATAAGGAACATTCATTACAAAATCCTTCTGATGATTCATGCAGCACCCCATCTATTATTATTCCGTTCTTTACTTCCATATTAATCTCCTTTCTCTTTAATCCGTTTCAGTACATCCCTGTTGGCTTCGAGTATCTCATCGAAAGAGGGGATAGGCATCCAATAGATGGGTTTACTATTATGGCATACCCACTTCCCGTTCATTACAAAAGCTACTTCGTAATAATATCTGCCCTCGTAATTAGTCCCAACCAAAACACTTTCTAACTCTTCCGGCAACCGTTCATTAACGCTTATCCAAGGAGATTGCTTGGATTGCCATTGTGCGCCAGCTTTGAAAGCAAATCCCAAACTCACAATTCTTGTTTTATCAGCATTAGGATTGTTTTTAAGCCAACTATCCCAATATTCTTTTGCCGCTTCTTCTACTGTTTGTTTCATATCTTTTTTCATAATTCGTCAAACTCTTTTTGTAATTCTTTTATCTTACTATCCAAAGCATACATATAGCACTGATCAGAGAAGGAGCCACGCCAATCATCTTACCAGCCATTTGTATCGAAGGGAATACTCCACATAATTTCTCATCCTTTATCAAAACAACGCTCTTTTTATTCATGCCTGCACCAGTCTTATGCCAAGCCCCACGTCCTTTAGACAGATTTTTTATACTTCTGGCCTTGGAACGTTTTGAATGATAAACCATTTTACGACCCTTGTTGCGAGAAACACAACCCTTTAAAAATCGTCCGGTAATAAAGTCTCTCTCAAATCGCTCAGGCGGTATATATAATTCACTCATATCTAATCAGTTTTAAATATTAATCTTTTTCGATGAAAGTGTTAGTCGTGTTTATCACACCAGCAGAATCAACGCTCTTACCATCCCGGATAAACACTTTTTCTCGCATTAACTCTTCATAGTCATATAGTGACATTCCGATTACACACACACGACCATCAACATACAATTTACATTTCATTAATTCAGTTTCTTCTATCGGACCGATAACATCTATTTGAATTGTTCTTTTATTCATAATTTTCCTGATTTGAATTAATAATTTGGAATTAGTTGATAGGAGATGCGGTTTCGGTAAGGTTGTCTAAATCTCTCAAGAAAACTACTACATCTTGGATAACGGGTACTCCATTCAAAGCCGAAGTGGTCAGATTGATACTATAAATATCAATACTTGGATATTTATCGGTAAGTAGCTTATTTAGTAGCGCAATAGATTTGTCATTGTAGATAACCATCCTATCTTCTATCTCAAAACCTAACCGAGACAAGTATTCTTCTTTCTTTTCTTCTCCTGCCTTTGAAACACGGGAAGCGAAAACCATTCCACTCAATGAGATTTTTGCAACGTATTCTCCAAAATAAAAGTCACTAACATGCCCAAATCCATATTCAGTCCACCAATTTCTAAATGATGATACCATAATTTTCAAACGTTCTCTAACATCTTCGTTTGAAACCTTCTCCCCAAGCTGATGACGTAATTTTCGATTTTCATCATTCAATGAGCGGATTTGTTCAGTTAATTTCTTTTGTTTCTCTGCAAGTACACCTTCATATCCCATTCGGGTAAGAAACCTATTCACATTGTGGTCTGTCAGAGAAAGGATGTTTTCTTTCATTCCTTCGGTGAGCTGCCCTTTTTCGAGCATCGTTATAGCCAATCCTAAATTTTGCTGAATTTCTTTATATTGCTTTTTCAATTCAGTTATCAGTTCTCCGTTAGAATCTTCTACAATAGCTGGCTTATCTTGCCTGTTAAAATCAAGCTGTCTTTCTTTCATTTCTAATTCGTTTTGAACCATTTTCCTGATGTCAGGTAAATGGTAATTATTATCAATTAAATTCTTATTGTAATATCAGCAAGCTGTTAATCAACTTCCACTAACTCACCGTTTTCCAGTCTATACCATGTATCAGCCTTGACAACCTCACCATCAACTGCTACAGCCTTCCAATCAACAATATCATACGTATCATCCCTTTCCTCAGCTATGACCAAAATTGCACCTATTCCGCCTTTTACCTGAACATTTTTCCCTCTTGCTACTGACAAACCATTAGATCCTGTTGAAGCCTTCCCTCTTGCCGTGGCAGCACCTCCATCACCAGCCGTGGCAGCACCACAATTACCAGCCGTGGCAGCACCTCCATCACCAGCCGTGGCAGCACCTCCATCACCAGCCGTGGCAGCACCACAATTACCAGCCGTGGCAGCACCTC